GAGAGCCATTCCTGGGTGCTCGAAGCGCTCAGCAAGTCGCAGGAAGCGGACCACGACCGACGAACGGTAGCGCGTGAATGCGATGCCTTTGTCGATGCGCCTGATGGCCAGTGGGAGCAAAAATGGTGGGATGCCAACTCAGAGGCGCCACGCTACACCTTCGACATGACCAGCGCCCTGGTTGACCAGATTCATGGGCAAATGGCGCGCACGGATTACAGTATCAAGGTGCGGCCCGCAGGCGGTGATGCCAGTAAGGACACCGCCAAAACTTTCGATGGCCTGGTGCGAAACATTGAAAACATATCCGACGCTGACCAAGTATATGACCAGTCCGGCCTATGCATGATCACGCGAGGGGTCGATGGCTGGGAGGTTGCGCAGGAGTACGTTGACGCCGATTCCTTCGATCAGGATCTGATCGTCAAAGCCATTCCCGACTACCTCGATTCTGTTTGGTTGGGCCCACACAAAAAGCGCGATGGCTCCGATGCTAAGTACGGATTTGTACTGCGCGGGATTGATCCCGATGTGTTCAAAGAGAAATACCCCGACCGCAGTGAGTCCGGCAATGTCGGCAGCGACCGAGAAACGAACACCTACTTCCACCGCCAAGATGTGACCATGATTGGCGAGATACGCTACCTACTCCCTGTAAGCCGAACACTCGCACTGATGGACAATGGTGAAGTTCACGAGATGGATAAGAACTTCCTTGCGATCGAAGATGATCTAAAGAGGCATGGCATCCTGGTTGTAGAGACACGAAAGCGCACCAAGATGGAGATGTTCTCGCGACTGTTCGATTCCAACGGCTGGATCAACAAGGAGCCACGCGCAACTCTGTTCGAAAACTGGCTCAACATCATCCCTGTGTATGCAGACTTCAAGTACACCGAGAACAAAGTGATCTACAAGGGCGCAGTCGAGAAGATTATGGATCCGCAGCGGGTGTTCAACTACGGGCTATCGCGCGAGGTCGGTGAAAGTGCGTTGGCGCCGAAGGATTTCTTCTGGGCAACACGCGCGCAGCAAGGGAGCGAGGACTGGTCCGACATGAACACCGGTCAAGATCCTGTGAGGTACTTCACTCCAGATCAGAAAACACAGGGCCTCCCTCCACAACGATCAGGTGGCGCGCAAGTGAGCGAAGGTCTGGTCCGAATCACTGAAGCCACCAAACAAGTCATCGGCGAAACAGCAGGCATGTTCCACGCCAGTATGGGCGACAACCCCGGCCTGCAATCCGGTATTGCTATCGAGAGGCTTCAAGACCAGGGCGATGCCGGCAACAACAAATACATGAACGCTAGAGCGATAGCCCAGCGCCACACTGGCCGAATCATCGTCAACACCATTCCCCGCGTCTACAAGCCCGGGCGGCAGATTCGCATCCTCGGAGAAGATGGATCGTTTGACATGGCCACAGTTGGCC